GTCCATTGAGGACATCGATGCGGCTATTGAAATGCACCAGCCGCAGATCATTATCGTTGATCAGATATGGAAAGTCGCAGGCTTTGAAACCAAGCAGCGCAACGACATCACCCGATATGCTGAGCTTGCCAAGTACATGCGCGGCTTAGCCAAGGACAACGGCCCGGTTATAGGTGCCAGCCAGATTGGCCCTCCTCCTCCCGGCCAAGACAAGTTCCCTGATATGTCTTGCTTGTACAACAGCAAGACCGCAGTACAAGGCGAGGCTGATGCCATAGTCATGCTAGGCCACGACCCTGAATCAGGTGACACCGGGCAACGGTACATTCACGCTCCAAAAAACAAGATGCCGTTCGCCCATCCGCAACGCCGAAAGGCAGGCATTTCCTTTCGCGCTGATTGGGAACGCTCGCAACTAATAGGCAGTCCTGAGATTGCCAAGGAGTACGCCAAGTGGAAAGCGTAAGCACACTTCTCGATAACTATCTGGTTATCGACATTGAGACTAGCATCGGCAAGGTTCCCACGGGAACCAAACTGTTCGGTGCTGACTGCGCACACCCGGACGCAACACCGCTGCTTGTTGGAACGCTGAAGGAATCGACAACAAAATTCTACAGGCGCGAGGAGATTTATCACTTGCCCCTCGAAGGCAAGCTGATTGTCGGACATAACTTCGCCTTCGACTGGTCGCATCTCCGTTCCTACCTGTACGGATACGATTTCTTTTTGTGGGACACGATGCTGGCCGAGTACCTCATGATGAGCCAGTACACCCGCGACTTGCATGGAGCCAGTACCTCCCTGTCACTGGACTCACTCGTCAATGCGAAGTCTAGTCCGAACAGCCAGTATATTTCTGAGATGTTTAAGCACGGCTACGGCATCGACTACATCCACCCGACCCTCGCCATCGAGTACCTGACAGATGACTTGGAATTTACAGAGCTGCTGTTCAGGAACCAGCTCGAAAGCCTTCGTACTACCTGCGGAGATACTTTTTGCACGACGGCTCGGTACATGATTAACCAGATGACTGCATCACTGACAACTGCGGAGATGCACCGGGAAGGTCTGTTGGTTTCTCGCAAAAAGCTAGAGGATATGCGACACCGATATCAGGAGGAGATTGACAAAACCAAAGAAGAACTTAACGCTGCGATGCGAGACACCAAAAGGTATAATGACATCGCTCTGGATTGGCTAGGCGAAAACTGGATGAACTCTCCCTCGAAAGTTTCTACCCTGCTATATGGTGGAGACTTTACTTATGATGTTTATGTTCCCACGGGAACCTATTACAAGACCGGAGCGCGTAAGGGTGAGCCTAAACATAAGCGAGAGCAGCGGTCCCAGCAGATAATGGGCATGATTGGTGGCAGCAGCACTGACCGAACCACAGGTGCAGCTGAGTTGAAAAAGCTGAGCAAAAGGTTTCCGGAATTCGACTGGTTCTTCAAGCCCCTTCTCAAGCTGCGAAACCTCAACAAGTCTATCAGCACCTACATCGATGGTATTGAGGCCCACATCTATCCGGACGGAAAAATCCACGGGAATTATTCTCATTCGCGCACAGCCACAAAGCGCCTTGCATCTTCAAGACCCAACCTTCAGAACCTCAGCAACGTGTCTGACACCTTGAGTGATGGCACCATTATCTTTCCAAAAGATGTGTTTGTCACTGACAAAAATTACCAGTATGCGGAGATTGATTACTCCTCGCTGGAGGTACGAGTCTTGGCACTGGCAAGCAACGACGCCAATCTGATTCAGTACATTAACAACGGCGTTGATATGCACAGGATGTTCGCATCTCGACTCTACAACAAGAGCGAGGATGATGTGACCGACAACGAGCGCAAGCTGGCGAAGGCTTTCAGCTTTCAACTACAGTACGGCGCGTCCGCTAAAGGAATCGCGAAGCAGTGGGACCAACCTCTCGACCTCGTTCAGCGATTTATTGACGAGTACTACGAGGAATTCCCGGCAGTCAAGTACTACCATGAGAAGCTGCTGGAAAATCTAGACCGCTTTGCTGGACATCGTGGCGATGTAGCAGACAACACGCCCGTTAGGTACAGTGTGCTGCCTAGCGTGTGGGCTTTCAACGGACAGCGCGACCTAGCCAGTACTCACCGGCACATCGGCGGTTTTGGTATGGTCGAGACAGTATGGGACAACAAGTACAGAGGAGGAAAGCAAACAAACTTTAAACCAACCACCGCTAAAAATTATCCGATTCAGGGTGCAGCGGCGGACATCATGAATAGCACTCTCGTTGCACTGCGGCAGAATTTGCCGGACCATATCATTCCAGTCAATACCGTGCATGACAGTGTGCTTTTTAAAATTCCGGCAACGGACTACGAGATAGGCTTAGCGACGGCAAAGGCAATCATGGAGAATGTGCCCTCGCGAATCAAGCAAGAATTTAATCTTGTTACTCCTGTCGAATTTCCTTGTGTTGCGGAAGTTGGATCGGCATGGTCTAAGCACTACATGGAAAGTGCTTGACCTGCCACATTAAACCGTGCTATACTATTAGCACTAAGTTGAAGGAGACTCTAGATGAGCATAGAAAAGAACGTACAGCAGGGCACCGTCAAAGTGATGAGCAAGGATGGTAAGCGATTTCTTTTGGAAGAGACGGACCAGTGGTACTCGGTGTTCGACGAAAGCAACATGCCGGAAAATGTTGGAAAGGGCGCAGTAGTTTCTTTTTCCTACAAGACGAAGCAGAGTGGCGAGCGCGTCTACAACAACATCCAAGGCAGGGTGGGTCTGATATCGGCAGGTTCCTCTGGGAACCCAGAGCCGAAGGTGGTAGCAGGCAACTTCGCCAGCGGTGGCCCGAGCAAGAAAGACCTTTCGATTACTCGACAGGTCGCAGCTAAAATGCTCTTCCCCGCTATCTTGGAACGAAGTCTCTCTGCTGACCCGAAGCTGGAGCTTCCAGTTGCGGAGGACATCCAGACCGCTATCGCTCTGACTATGGAACTTGGCGAGGACTTTGCTCGGTGGATGGCAATGGACCCCGACTTCACGGGTCCGAACGCTGCCGCCCAAGCAGCTCCCGTTATTCCTCCCGAAGAAGACCAGTGGAGTGAGCCGAACGTGTTGGACAGCGAGGCGTCATAATGCAACTACGACCAGAACAGGAGGGCGAAAGCCCTCTTATTCTGCTTATCGATGGAGACATAGTAGCTCATCGAGTAGCAGCAGCAGGGCAGAAGCAAAGGTATACCCTTGCCTCCGACCCTATGAAGATCTTTGATAGTCACAAAGAGGCGGTAGCGTACGTCAAAGGCTACATGCCGGATGCACTCCCGCCAAAGGAGGAAGTACAGAAAGCACACATTGAAGTGGATGACATTGAAAATGTTTTATCCACATTCGATATCATGATTGAGAAAATTCAAGACGCTTGTTTCGCAAAGTACGGGGAGAACCGACCGTTACGATTGTACCTAGTATTTACCGGGTGCGATGAGGAGCAGAACTTTCGAGAAGCTATGTATCCAGAATACAAAGCGAACAGACACGGCGTAGCCAAACCCGCCCATTTACCTGCTGTGATTGAGTATGCCAAGAAGCACAAGCGTTGCCTAATTACGCAGGGGTATGAGGCTGACGACATGCTAGGCAGGGCTGGGCATGACGCCTTGAAAAAATTCGGGTCTGATGCTACTGTCGTCTTTGTTAGCTACGACAAGGACGTTAAACAGTTGCCGGGTAATCACTACAACTTTGTCAAAGAGGAGCATAGCGTAGTGTCCGAGATTGAGGGATACCGTCTGTTTTTCAAGCAGATGCTGATTGGAGACACCGCTGACAACGTGACCGGGGTAAAAGGAATAGGCGAGAAGACCGCAGCAAAACTGTTAGATTCTGTAAGTGACCCGGAGGAGATGATGGAGGTAGTCAAACGAGAATACTTCTCTGCGGGAATACCTCCGGCGACCTACAACAAGAACTGTGACCTTCTGTGGATATGGCGCACGGTTCCGGATGCCTGTCCCTTTGTAATCGAGACAGATCATGTCTAGAAAATACAACACAAAACATCGTAGGGGTAGGTTTCGCTCTATCTTTGAGCGGAGAGTAGCCGACTACTTCAAGGAGGAAGGCATTAAGTGGAAGTACGAAGAGATAAAATTTGCGTACTACCAACAGCAGACATGGAAAATGACCTGTCCGAACTGCGGCGCTACCTCTCCCGTGCTCAAGAAGCGGACGTACACTCCAGACTTTATACTGCCTAATGGTACTCTGATTGAAGTAAAAGGCCGGCTAACTTCTACCGAGCGTAGCAAGCTAATTTCTATACAGGAATACCATCCAGAGCTAGACTTAAAGCTGGTTATGGAGAATGACCGACAGACAGGACTCAAGAGATACCCTATGAATAGCGACTGGCTTTCTGCTCATGGGTTTGACTTTACATTTGTAGGAAGACACGCTATTAAAGAGATGCCTGAGCATTGGTTTGAAGATGCTCACGCAACCAATCAATTCCCTGTAGCATGGGAAGCTGTACTGTTCCCTTACCATCATGGGGAGTTCGGTATAGACCCTGAGCCATACGGTTCCCGTGGGAACTTAGAAGGAGAAGCATAGATGGACACTCGCACAGTAGGACCGGAACACTACCGGTCAATGGCTGCACAGCCTATCGACTTTATCTTAGATAACGATATAGGCTACTGCGAAGGCAATGTAATAAAATACATTGTCCGCTGGCGCAAGAAGGGAGGGATGGAAGACTTACGCAAAGCTCAGCACTACATAGAGTTCCTTATCGCACAGGAGTTGAAAGCGGTTGAGGAGGAGGAAAAGAACCAGCGCAGAAACGACGACGACAGTATTTACACGGCTCTAGTAGACGAGCCTCCGTTCTAGCGGGATTAATCATGAGACACGCATTCATACCTGACGTACAGCTTACGCCTCAGTCATCGACAAGCCACCTAACGGCTGCTGCTAACTACCTGCATGAGAAGCGCCCAGATAAAATCATTATCATCGGAGACTGGTGGGACATGCCGTCCCTGTCGTCGTATGACAAAGCAGGAGCTAAGGGGTGGGAAAACAAAGACTACGCCCAAGACATAGCAGTAGGCCGGGAAGAGATGAGCCGCTTTCTGTCTACTGTCAAGGGCAAGCAGCGCAAGTGGAAACCGGAAGTACACTTCTGTTACGGCAACCACGAGGAGCGAATACTTCGGGCTGCTGATGACCCACATAATCGGAAGTTCGGTACGACACTCTTGCAAGATTACTACGGACTGACGGATGGCTACAGTCTGAATGTTCATGCTCACCCATTTCTGGAAATTGTTAACATTGATGGCATCATGTACAGCCATTACCTAGTCAACCCTGAGTCTATGCTTAGCAATCCCATCGGCGGAAACATGAGTAACAAGCTCAACAAGTTGGGCGGCAGCTTCAGCATGGGACACCAGCAAGTTTATCAGACGGGGGAGAAGTGGACTGCTGACGGTAGGCGTATGCGAGGGCTGGTATGTGGCCGCTTCTATCAGGATGAGCAGGAGTATTTAGGTCCGCAGAAGAACAAGCAATCGTGGTCAGGCATCATCATTAAGAACGAGGTCAAGGATGGCGACTACGATTTGTGTGAGGTTAGCATGAACTACTTGCTGAGTACTTGGTCATGAAAACTGCGGACGAATTACTCCAGATAGTAAAGGAAAGGGTGGACCCTGACTTGCTAGTAGAAACACTGGAGATAACAACAGAAGAACTAGTGCTTGCCTTTCCCGATAAGATACTGGATAATAGATATAAATTCTCAGACCTTGAGTACGAGGAGTACCATGAATGACAAGCATGAGGTACGAGGTTCCCGCAGGAACTGGGTAGCAAAAGACGTACGAACCCCCAAATACAAACAGCGTGTCGTTTCCGACAAGCGCAAATATAACAGGAAGAAGGAAAGAAAATATGAGTACCAACCCGAAGATGAGTGAATATCAGAACTACATATTCACGAGTCGCTATGCCCGATATCGCGATGACCTTGGACGACGAGAGACTTGGGACGAGGCCATCGACAGGGTGCATGAATTTTGGGAAGAGCACCTAGATAAGAACGGAGTAGAGGGTACGGCTGTCCGCACTAAGTTGAAAGAAGCGATGGACGCTGTGCGCAACCACGAGATTATGGGTTCTATGCGCGTACTAATGTCAGCAGGTAAAGCTCTACACGAGCACCACGTAGCTGGCTACAACTGCGCGTACACTCCTATCGACAGTCCTCGCAGGTTCAGTGAGATTTTGTACATCCTAATGTGCGGCACCGGCATGGGCTTTAGCGTCGAGCGTGATGAAGTTGAAAAGTTACCAGCCATTCCGGATAAGTTCTCAGGCAGGGTGACTATTGTAGTGCCTGACAACAAGGTGGGGTGGGCTACCTCCTACCTAGCTATAATCGATGCTCTCTACAGTGGTGTCACGCCTGTATGGGACTTGACTCAGATACGTCCATACGGCGCTCGCCTTAAAACTATGGGTGGCCGAGCATCAGGGCCGGAGCCGTTGAACAGTCTGTTCCAGTACACGGTCGAAGTATTCAAGGCGGCAGCAGGCAGACGCCTGACTTCCATTGAGGTACACGATTTGGTCTGCAAGATTGCGGACATCGTGGTAGTCGGAGGGGTACGCCGCAGTGCGCTCATCTCCTTGAGCAACCTGACTGATGACCGTATGCGCCACGCTAAGTCGGGAGAATGGTGGCGTCCTGAAACGGAGGGTGGCACACCCTTTCGAGCCTTGGCTAATAACTCAGTGGCCTACACTACCAAGCCGGATGTCGATAGCTACCTCCGAGAGATGAACTCCTTGTACGAAAGTCGAGCCGGAGAGCGCGGCATCTTCTCAAGAGAGGCCGCAAAGAACTCATGCCCCAGTCGGCGCGACCCCCATCATAACTTCGGTACGAACCCCTGCTCAGAGATTATCCTCCGACCTCAAGAGTTCTGTAATCTAACCGAGGTTGTGGTGCGAGCAGGTGACACTGATTCAGACCTTATTCGCAAGGTGCGACTGGCTACCTTTCTAGGCACGCTACAGTCTACTCTGACCAAGTTTAACAAAGTGCTAGGCCCGGAGTGGAAAGCCAACTGCGAAGAGGAGAGACTACTTGGCGTCTCCTTGACCGGCATTATGGATCACAAGGTACTCGGCAGGCATCATCGTAGCATTGTCCGAGATGACAACTTAATGGAGTTGCTCACCACCCTGCGGAAAGTATCCGTGTCTGAGAATCGTAAGTGGGCTAAGACCCTCGACATTCCCCAATCAGTTGCTACTACCTGCGTTAAACCTAGCGGCACGGTGTCGCAGCTGTGCAACACAGGCTCCGGTATCCATCCTCGATACTCTGAATACTACATTCGGCGAGTCGTAGCTGATAACAAAGACCCTCTATGCGAGTTCATGAAGAACGCCGGGTTCCCGCAGGAACCTAGCGCAACTAACCCCTATGCTACAGTCTTTAGCTTTCCGGTAGCTTCGCCTAAAGGTGCAGTCACTAGGCATGACCAGACAGCTATTGACCAGCTGGAGTTGTGGCGCATGTACAACGAAGCGTACTGTGAGCACAAGCCTAGCATCACGGTCTACTATAAAGACAACGAGTTTCCCAATGTCATGAGTTACGTCTGGGAAAACTTCGATGAAATGTCAGGCGTCAGCTTCCTACCTTCCGGCGATGACCATGTGTACACTCAGGCTCCTTATGAGGAGATTACTGAGGCTAAGTACAAGCAGCTGCTGAAGGCTATGCCTAAAGGCACTGACTGGTCTGCGCTGGCAGAGTTTGAGAACGAAGATACTACATCCGTACAACCTGAACTAGCCTGTCATGGGGGTGCCTGTGAACTCTAGTATAGACTACGAAGCGGAGTGGAACGTAATGAGGCAAAGGTTCCTCCGTACCGTTCGGGCTGAAAACATGCTCCTCAACATAGCAGCAGGTAAAGAGCCGCTGCCTACTGACAGGCAATGGTTCATGGACATGGCAATTATGATAGGAGTACCAGATAAATGAAACAAAGAAGGAAGGAAAGGCAATACATCATTCACGTAAGAGAGTACGATGGTGGCGAGGTTGACTTCTACTCCGTCGCTCGCGGTCCTTACTCTGAGTACCTGTACGTCAAAGAAGAAATCAGACGAGACTCTATCGATGAAGGAGTCTGGTGCGACGTTATTGCCGTTCCATTATGAAGATAAACTATGGCGTGTCACGGAGGCACATGTAAGCTATGACTAAAACCGAAATGGTTCTTCACGCATTGCGTGATATGGGGGCGGTGCAACAAGGCGCAAGCGCTCCGGGGGCTTCTCCGGGCGATGTGTCTGGACACATGTATCGAAGAAAACCTTACCTAATTGACGGTAAGTACTACCTGAGTACGCAAGACTGCCGAAAGATTCTTCGACGAAAGGAGAAGGAAGGCGCGCTAGGGTGCCACCATGACCCTGACCGAACGAGCTATACCTACTATTACATTAAGGAGCACTCATGAACTTAGGAGAGAAGCAAGAGATATTCACCCGTTGTCTAGCGGAGTTGATTCTGTATATGGACATGGAAGGCTACGGCTGTAGGCTCAAGGAGGTACTGAGAACTAAAGAACAGGCAGAGATATACGCCGCGCAGGGTAAAGGAATTATCAACAGTAACCACCGCAACGGATTGGCCGCTGACATCTATTTCACTCGGGAGGGTGAGCTACTGTGGGACGGCGGACCCTACGAGCTGGCTGCGGAGTGGTGGAAAGACACCCCCTCCCTCTTACATGCAGAGCTAGAGTTCTGTTGGGGAGGAGATTTTAAAAGGCGTGATGTATATCACTATTCAATTAAACATAACGGAGTATGCTGATGATTGATGTAAAAAAATTAGAGCGAGAACTGGAGCGGTACACTAAGACTATGGATTCTTTAAAGCCAGTACCTTTCCATCTGCACGAGGCAATTAATACCGGCATGGCTACCACTTGCGTAGAGGTGCTAAGAATTTTGATGCGGTCAATGGAGGATACAATAGATGGAATCGCTGACAGTACGGAAAATCAGGGGGAAGTATCGGATAACACAGAAGGGAACGAATCGACTAGCTCGGCATCCAAACGGAAACCTAGTGGACGGGGGCGGGTTCCTAGCAAGGGATCAAGCGGAGACAAGGCTGCGTAGGCAGAAGCGATATCCCGTGTCCGGAGTCACACCAGAAGACTTCTTGCTGCCTCTGCTCGTCGCTGTTGTCATTGCCTGTAGTATTATTCTGATCGCCCCTAAGACAAATGCGTCTGCCTTGGACGAGTATGAGTATAGTGAAGAGCGATTCTTTGAGGCATATAACTGCTTCAATACAGCGAGCTTCGTGGAAATAGCGGAGGAAATTCACGACCCCGTGCGTAGGAATGCCCAGTGGCAAACATGGCTAGAGATGGCTAGGGTTGTGCAAGAGGAAAGTCTTGTTCACAGAGCGCGTGACGCTTATTCAGCTGGTATAACTAGCGATGAGATGTACAGCAGGTGTCCTGACATGTAAAAAAGAGGCTGCACTAAGCAGCCCCAATGGAGAGTATGTTATCTGGTTCCTGCGGGAACCAGTTTTTTTAGTTCGACAAACCTTTAGAAAAAATAGACCAAGCCCACTCTCCTAGTGCCGCTAAGCAAGATAGCGCACCTATAACCAGCGCACCTACTGCCGTGTGCCTCGCCTTCTCCCACCTCTCAGCTGACCGACGCTCTTTCTCTATCTGCCTAGTAATCCAAGAGTGATGGTCTTGGTGCATGGCAGATTCGTCCGCGCTCATAGGAACGTCCGTAATTTTGGCTACAGCGTTCGCAATCTTTTCTGCATCTTGGTCTGTAATCATGTTATTTGCCATTTACCTTACCTTGAAGATAGGAAATCCTTTCTTTTAAATCACACACCTCTTTCTCCAGCCCATCTATCTTATCAAATATTTGTTCTTGTCGCCGGTCTGCTGAGTTGTCAGAAGAATTGTGCCGATCAATCAACTTAATAATTATATCGGACAATTCCTTGAGCTTGCTTGAGATAAGTTTTTGTAGAAATACCCACATACCTGCAAGCATAGACAGACAACAGGCAATTGCCGCTCCTTCATAGTACGACATTGTATTCCCTTAATCGAAGTATGTATCTAGTTCGGCCTTCAGCTGTCTTTCCAGAGGCAGCACCTGTGTTCCAGTAAACAGGTCAACCATCATCTTTGAAGGAGTCTGCTTACCGCTTATAAGTTGACTCGCTTCTCGCCGTGCCCTCTCTAAGTCACCGACAAACGGACCCAATGCCGCAGAAGCCATTCCTTGCTTCGACCGCAGAATATCCCAGAAGATACCAGCGCCACCTGTGGCAGTGAAGGCATGAACCCAACGCTCCGTGATAGACCAGTCCTCATCATCTCCCTTGACTAGCGCCCTTAAGCCGGATATTGGCACGCCTATTACCGTAGCCAGTAGACCCAATGCACCTGCTGCACCTGCCGCACCGGCTCTGTTCTCTTCAAAGATAGGACGCACTACGTTATCAAAAAGAAAGTTACCGTGATTGAAAGCAAAGGACTTAAACTTAGTGAACATCTTAGCATTAGGATGAGTCCAAAGCATAGGAAGCTCTCCCGGCTGCTGCCTGAAGTTCACTATGTCGCTGAACCTAAGCCCCGCTGTAAGGAGTTCTTTCTCTGTAGCAGACGTAGCACCCTTAGGCAAGCCCAAGTCTGCAAACGCTCTGTCAAGACGCTTAGGCAATGCTTTGCCTTGTGCCTGTAACTCTGCTGATTCTCTCAATAAATCCTTGGCAGTAATAACGCCCCAATTAGCAGCCAGTTTCCTGTTGAACTGCTCTACATCGATGAAGCCAGTAGCTTTAAGGAACTTGGCAGGGTTGTTGATTAGATCTAACGGGCCTTCCATGTTCTTACCAAACAGACGATGGTGTATGTTGGTATGCTCCCCTACCATCTGCAACAGATTAGTCTCGATAGCTGCTGCTGACTCATCAGCAATGCGTTGAAACTCAGGAGACTTAACATCCTTGGTCAAATCATAAACAGGCTTAAGGATAGACCTACCCAGATTACCACCAGTCATGCGCGAAGCCAGAATACTAGAGTTAATGGGTGCCTGCCCGATGTTTATCATCTGCGCCATAGACAGCTTCAGCGTCTCAAACGCATCAATCTGCCCCAGTACTCGCTTAGCGGCTCGGCCTTGGTTGATAGCTGCCTGAATGTTTCTGGAGCTAGGATCTCCTACCCTGTCCCAGAAAATCTCTTTCGCCATGTTTGAAGCCTTTTCTCCATAGCGTAATTCTATTTTGTTAGCCAAGTCAGCAAAGTCTTTGTAATCTTTGCCGAACTCCTTAGCATAAGCTAAGCGCCGCGCTACGTCATGGATGTAGCGAGACAGAGCGTCCTCCGGATCTTTAACTAAGAAGGGCGCGAGCAATTCTTCAGCATCATTACTAATAAGCCTGCTCTTCTCCAAATGCTTTGAGTCCGTAGAGCCTACGCTCCGGTTCTGAACTCTAGACAATACATCTTTAGCAAACTCCTCATGCCTAGCTAGACGAGGGTCAGGTCTGCCATTAACCATCGGCAACGACTTGAGGATCTCACTCTCCATCGCTTTGTCATGCAGAATATGAGACAGCATTAGCTTGATATCGTTCTCAGTAGCACGAGGACCGGCAGTGAAGTCTGTCATCCTAGATAGAAACAGTTCCTCTCCTTCCTTGGAATGAAGGAAGATGTCGTCATAGACCCGAGGAAAGTATCCTTCCTTTTGCGCCCACTCTTGCAGTGCTTGATGTCTCTTACGGTCGATAACGCCAGCGTCGAACGCCCCTCTCAATGCTCCCTCAAAAGCCTGCTGGTAGTCCTTAGCATACCTTCGAGCTAGTGGAGAAGCAGCCTCCGGCCTCAAGACTTTTTGTCTAATAGACCTAGCATCTTTCTTAGCTTCCGCTATCTCAGCTTTGCTATACCGAGGCTTCGCCCACTTGTCTGTTCGTGTGGTAGTTCTAACGAACGTATTTGCTATCTGATCCATGTCAGACTGCGCCCGCTTGATCCTTGTCCACATCTCCTCTCCAACCTCTCCCATAGTATGACGCACCACATTTAAGGGTTTGAGTCCTAACTGTGCGCCTGATACTAGCTTATCGAGTGTCTCCTTAGAGGCACCTAGCGGGCTAGTACCTAAGAAGCGTATAAACTCAGCGGCTCTAGGGCCAAGCGCTCCGAGACCTGCACCCAAAGCAACACCTCCTATGTCTCCGTCCCAAACAAGAGCACCTGCGCCGGCACCGGCAAGAGTTGCCAGCAACTGCGTGTCCGCTATTCCTCGTTGAGATCCGCCCTTGGCCTCACGTACGGCTCTCCGGAGCTTTGAGGATTCCTGCTCGGGAGTAGGCGCATTGAGTTTATCCATCTTTACTCTAGCAGAAGCCATGCGCCCTTTGGAAAACTCAGCAACTACCCTACCAGTCTTACGGTCCACTACTTGCACAGGTTTATCTGAGCCATGCTTTACTCGAATAGTGTGCATCCCGCCCATCTTCTCGATAGCGGCACGCTTAGCATCATCTAGTTTATTGTGTTGCCCTATACGCTCGTGCTTTCTTCCTGTGGTGCGATATAGTTCCCACTTACCTTTCTTACTTTTACGCCTTATCTGATATCCAATGTGATCATCGTAGTACTCATAGGTGCCATCAGACATGCGATCCCACTTCGGCTTAGGGTCCGCCGGATATGCGTCTGGTCGCGCCTCGGCAACTGTTTTGGGTACTCCGAATTGTTCTACTAAACGACGCGCTTCGAGGTCTGTCGTAGCTCTAGCTAATTCAAGCGGCGTTCTCGCGTTCTCTACTGTGTTATGCACCGCAGGCGTCGTAGCTTTAATGACAGGCATAAGTAGATTGCCAGCCTTAACAGCGTCTCCTTGCAGGATAGCCTGAGTCATTTCATTCTTAATATCGGTAGCCTTCTGTACGGCCTTAGCCAATCCTACCTGTGGAAACTTAGAAGCAGCCGCTCTCCGACCTCTTTCAGAACGCTGAACAGCTTCAGTTAGGTTGGCTGCTCCTGTTATACCTGATGGGTTAACTGTTGGAGCCTCATCTAAACCGAACAATTGGCGCAAACTAGCGTTGTGGTTAGCAGCTTCATTTGCAGGATTCCTGTTAGCAAATGCGGCTCTCAGCCCCGGATTAGTCTCGTTCTGATTTTTTATTACTTCCTGCAACGCTTCAATGACTTCAGGTTTCGAAACATCTCCAGTAGCTTTTTGTTTTCCAAGCATCTTGTTAATAGCGGCATTAGCGCCTTTACCGCCCAGAACCAGAACGGGGGCGAGGGCTGCTCCCAATAGCATCGAAGTGCCTGTCAGTCCCCAGTCAACATCTTGAAGTTCGTCCCGTCTAGCTAGTTGAATCAAGGCTGCATCAGCGCCCGCAATCCCACTACCTGTTGCTGCTGAAGACAGTATTGCTTTCTTCAGCGGTGCGCCGCTCTTTATAAAAGGAGCTAGAGGTATCAATACAGTAGGGTCAAGCAGAGCAGCCGTTACCTGTCCAGCTAAAGCCCAACCGGGATACTCTTGTTGAACATCTGGACGCATGTTGTAAAACTTCATCATCTCATCAATACCAAGAAATTGGGAGATGGCGTCCTCACCCCGAGCAATCTCTTCTTCTCGTGCTTGTAGCAATTTACCAGCAGATTCCCATGTCTCATCATCTGTTGCTGCCAACAGTGCTCGATGTCCTACATCAAACAGACTTTCAACTATACCGGCACCTGTACGGACGTTAGAGAAAAACGCAGCGGCACGCCCTCCATCCCACTCAGCTACTTCTTTTAGCTCCTCATAGTCCTCAGCAGACAGAGAGTATTCACCCATAACGGGCTGATTCTTTTCTCTAGCAGCCCAGTAGTCCTCGGGAGTTTTAATAGCTGGATCATAACCGAGAGGCTTGTTCCTTAATTCTCGTTCACGCAGAGTCGCAGCCAGTCTCGCGTTAGCCTCCATCCTTCGCTTCTCTGACTCAGCGAGAGCCTGTTCCTGTTGGTCCCTATAACTATCAGCGTAAGGTGTAGGGGTTCGCCCTATTGTTGGATAGATATCAGCCATCGTTATGCCCTGTGCCACACATTCATTATCTCATCAGCGACAAGTTCCATGCGCTCTGTAATAGAGTTATCTATACCTGCGTTTTTGTATCGAAGGTATTCCCCATGATTAAGCCACTCATCAGCTGCCTCTTTAAATTTCCTATAGGATGGGTCTATTAGAGCTTGTTTCAGCTTTCTTATTGTATTCGGGGATTTGCTCGGTGCCCAAGCTCCACGGAATGTCGCGTCAGTAATAGCGTACTTTAATTCTGGAGTCAGTTTGTCCCAATAAAAGTCTTTCGCTACTCCTTTTGTCCCTTTCATAGATGCCTGCGCTCTTTTAGCATGAGAGTTCCAGTCTCTATCGAACATATCTGACATCTGCGTTTTGCTTAAGAACTTGCCGCCTATCAATTCATCCCCAAGAGGATTACCCTGCTTGTCTATCTCGCCAGAGTCATAGACGGCAATACCATGAAAAGGGTGCCCATCTGCTCGGCCACCCACTACTCCGCGAAGTTGTAAGAGTCTGTCTTCCAGTGACGCACCTTTTTTTGTTTCCAACACTAGATGTCCAACACCTATAGTCCAGTGTCCATTAGGGCCGGGATAAATAAAGCGCCTCGGTCCCTCCCATTTTTCTGTTCGCGCTTTCGCTGCGGTGAGCGCGGCCTTTTGTTCTGGGATCGGTCGCGCAGGCGGCTTTGATATTTTATCGACTACTTTAGTAGCGTCGGGTACTATTGGACTTTCTGGCGTCTGCTGAGGGTTTTGTATTATGCTTTCTCCCGCTGGTTGCATAAGTTGAAAAACCGGACTAAGGATATCCATAGCCGCTTCTGCACCCTCGTCGCTCTCAAAACCTAAAGCCTCCTCCATCGATTGCACTGTAGCTATCGACCCTCGATTTCGTCCACGCCTTGTCATTACAGACGGTTCAACTACCGATGCGTCGGTTCCTGAGGGAACCGCACTTGGGTCGCCCATTGCCCCTACTATTTTCTGGATCTCGCCACCGGGAGACAGACGATAAAGCTCATTAGTTCTCCTGTCTTGGTACACTTCTCCATGCTCGGGATGCCTAATAGGAGTGTATCCTTGATTTAATTCCTGTAGTAATCGTTGCCGTTTTTCAGGCATCATGTTTGGGAATGTCTTTGTAAACTCCAGAGTCTGCCTAGCACGGGAATCAATTGCGCCAAACGCACGAGGGTCTTTCTCTAGAGTATCGAAAACATCAGTCATCTCTAGGCCGCCAAGCCCAAACCAGTACTCACGGCTACTTTCAATGCTGTCTTTCAAACTGGGATGTTGTGCGTACAGTGTGTTCAAATAATTTTGTGCGTTCTGATCACCTGCCTCAGCAGCTACAATTGTTGAGGCTATATCTCGCGCAGCTGTAGTTCTATCAGCCGGCGATATACCTCCTACCTCCTTGGGATCTCTGCCTGACCCAGTACCTCCCGTACTAGTTCCTCCGCGCGCCGTGTAGCTTTCTGCGGCGTGTCGCGCCTTTTCTTTCTCTAGTTCTATCTCTCGCCTATGCACAGCTTCAGGCAGGTTCTGAATTTTTGTCTTCATTTCCGCCGCTGCTGCTTCACCTATCAAGGGTCTTGCTCCCTCAGACGCCAGCCTCTGATCATGCTCTGCTCTAGCTGCTACACTACGTTTGTACGCACGGCTCGCTCCGTCATAGTCTCCTGCTTCCTGAAGAAGTTGGAACATACGCTCGTAGTACTTTTCACCCTGCATCGGGTCGAGTCCTTCCTGCCTTGCTTGTCGTAGTGCGCCTATTCTACTACCTCGTAAATTATGTTTAGACAGAGTTGCAAAGGGAGTATCCCTCGACATGTCCGTAGAGATAGCGTTTAGTAGCGCAGAGCCAGCACCAGTAGTTTGAGTGTATCTAGGACGACTTTGATCCCAGCTATGCTGAGCCAAGCCTCGCATTAATCCTGCCCAATCTTCAGCCATTATGCTAACCCTCCAAGAAAGTCTGCTCCAAAGAGTAGAGCATCGTTAAGATAGTCTCTCTCTTGTCTATCATCCAAGTAAGCCTGCGCTGCTTGTTTATCATATATATCTGTTAAGGATTGGGCAGCATTTTGAGATGCTGTCGTATCCATTGCGCCGAGCGATCCGCCAACCTGTGCGAAAGGATTGAATATTCCAGTATTGAAATCAGTTACACCGCCAGCCAACTGATTGAACTGGTTATACAGCCGGCCTTGATAGTCTAGAGCAGCATTAATAGCGTCGAACTGCCGGGCTTGTCTAGCATCATCAATCCTTTTTCGAAAGTCAGCAACTTGTCTTCCTGTTCCAGTATGTATACCCTGACGATCAAATAGTACAGACTCCACACGATCAAGCTCTTCAGCTTCTTGCTGTGCTGTGAGTGCATTAAGTTGGTCGTAGAACGAAGCGCTTAAACCTCTTAGATCCACATTACTAGCCGCCCTACCGGTCTTTTGCAGCATGTCCATGTACTGATCGAAGGTCTGCATAGCCCCAGTGCTCGGGTTGACATTGACATTCTGATTCTCAAACTGTATCTGAGACAAAGGAGTAGTTACATTGTAAGGCTGTAGCTGCTCGCTCGGATCACCATAGAGTCCCGCTATCCTATTAGTCAAGTCGTCCATTTGACTCTTACCTGTTACCGGATTAAAATAGTTGTAAGCGGCAGTGCCGAATTTAGCCGCGTCAAGGATTGTATTAGCGCCCTGTACAAAAGGCTTTGCCGCCTTTGCAAAATCTTTCACTCCCGATGTTACATTGGTTAACCAAGGCCATGTTGCCATTTTACTCGCTCCTGTTTTTAATGCTGCGCGTGTTGCTGCGCTATCGATAACTGCTTTACCTAATCCTTTTTGACTTGCTGCGCTAACTGGCGACAAGCCACCGCCATGCTGCGGCAGTGCCGTATTAATGCCAGTACGCGCTCCCGGTACTGCGTTTCCTGCGGCAACTCTTTTTGCTGCCGCTTTCACTGCTGCTGCGTGACCCGCTGCCATTCCTGTACTGGTACGAGCCGCAAACGAAGGTGAATTAAAGAAAGAATTTGCCGGGGCGTTCTTAGCTAAAAGAGCATTAAGGTTAGTTACTTTAGGAGAAATAGCTGCCCCGAGTTTATGTGCTCCTAAACTTTGAGCGGCGTTACCAGCTAAAGTGCCAGCCTTGCCTGCTAACCAACTTGCGCCACTACCTAGACCGTAACCGCCCAGACCTCCGAGGGCTGCCCCCTTGAGTCCGCCGCTTACACCGCCCTGAATAGCCCCACCAAGTGCGCCGCCAAGTGCCATCCCAAGACCGGGAACCGCAACCCCTAGCGCTGTTCCCGCTATTGCCCCGAGGTTTCCTTTTACTAGGTTCCCAAAAAACGATCCCTGCCGATCCATTACAGCGTCTCGGCCTGTAGCTCGAAGGGCATAGTCGTATGCGTGTCTTGCTAAGTCTGGAGTTAGTCCGCGCGGAACTACTCCAGTTCTAAAATACTGAGCAAATAGTTTGCCGACGTTAGGATTTCGCTTTACAAAACCCTGCTTACTGCCCGTTTTACTTGTGCCAAGACCAGTCAGTATTTTATGTATCTGCTTATTGCCACCGGACGTAATGCCTTTTGCCCAGTCTGCTTGCAGTTTTCCAAGGTATCTATTACCAAAAATATTGTATGGGGAGTTAGGGTCCGTACTAAACTTATAATAATTAGAGGCTGCTCCGGGCTGTCCTCGAACCGCGTACAGCGCATCGACTCCAAGACTAGGTATGCGAGGTGCAGTCGGCAAGATGTTGCGCGGCATCGTATTAGAAAACCCGTACTGTGCTGGCCCTACATAAGCCAATTTATTTCTCCCTGTAGCGGTACTCGCTGCAAAATATTATCCATCGGAATAACCGTATCGTGTCCGAAAATATCATCTGTTGCACTAATACTAGAGTATATAGTTAGATACTCATCGTTCTCTTCTGTTACCCAACCTACTGTATAAAACACTGCAAGCCCATCTGACTCAGGCCAATGTGTCCATCCTGCGTGATAACTTACGCAGTCTTTCCACACTAGAAGCTCTAGTCTCATCCGCACATCAACGTACAAGGAACGCAGTAACTACCGTCATCGTACTCTTTAACTTTGACGGTACTTGTTACTTTAGCGATAGTAGAACTTTTTATTGTCGTATCCGATTGTGGCCTAGCCGTCCCATCCCCTGCACTCTCTAACAAATCTCCTCGACTCACGGTAGTTCCTTGAGCAATCAAAATAATTCCGGCACCTAGCGCTTCTACCGAACTATCACCGTCTTCGTAATGCCCCGCAAAAACTCCGTAAACGCACGTATCGGCGGCTGTACTAGAGACTTCGCACTTCGGCAAACGCTCGGCTGTTTCATGTTTTGTCGGCGTGCCAACGGCTGTCTCTCCGTCTTCATTAGTTGAAATTTCTTTAGTTTCTGATAACGAATGAGTGCCCGCAATTTTTACTGTGTTTTCATGTTCTTGTCTGGTGCCTTCGCCCTCCAGTGATTCGGTGTATCTGTAATGAGTCCACTCCATGAGTTCATCAACGGTAGATAAGACCGTTCCAAGTTTTAATTCTGGCTGTGCGCCGTCTTCAAACTGACTCCAGTGAGCGCCGGTGAACGTGTTGTATCGAATTGTCGAATTATTTGTTGTGTCTATGTCGCCAATGGTGCTGCCACGATATCTAAAAATCACATAATTGTGAGTACCGGCACTGGCAGAACAATCGTTCCATACCATGTGGCTAGAGTGGTCAGAAGAGCAATAGTAATTTCCTCCTGCTGTAAACCCATGACCTTCGTTACCCGTAGGGGAGGTGGCGGTAATATTTGGATCGCCAACTTCAAAAGTATATGCGGGAGTAAGACTATCGACACCAACTCTTGTACCGTCTATAGAAAACCGTTCAGTACCTGAAGTCGCAAAACCTATAGCACCCCCGTGGTTCAAAAACATTCCTGTATCAGGGTCGCTTGTAAAGTGATAGGCAGGACTAGAAGCAGAGCCATCTCCTGTTCTAATTTCATCGTTAAAAATTGCCCGACCAGCCGCGCTACCGTCAAGAGTTAAAAACGTAGTGTCAACGCCGCCATCTGTCCCTTTAAAAATAATGTCAGTATCGTCGCCTTGAGCATCTACCGTGATATTTCCAGTTGATGTGGCAATCGTAACCGCAGCGTCACCCGTAGTTATGTCGTCAGCCGCTGTAGATATACCTGCTTTAAAATTAGCTGACGTAATTTTTTTATACGCACCCGCGTCAGTATCATAAATAGAGAAAACGTCGGCGTCGGCGGCGGAGGATAAATCCGTTGCTCCGCTATAAGCATCTAGTTTAGAATTTACAGCCGTCTCGATAGCGTCGTACTCTGTATCGTGCTCTGCTCCCTTTACTATTTTATTAGCATCGCCAGAACTTAAAGAGTCCTTAGCTGTAAAGTTAGTAGTCTTACTATAGTTACTCATTACCGAGTCTCCCGTCCTATTTTCATAGAGATTGCTATTTCTTCCATAGATGCAGCCGACCCATTAATTACACAGCTAAAGCCAAAACTTACGAACTGACCCGACCGACTACCATGCACCCTTAAAATATTGATAGAAAATCCACCAGACCATTCTGCTATTCCGTACTCAGCAGATCCGTACTCTGCTACAGTGCCCGAGCTAGGAATACCTTTGACCGCTGTTCCAGAGGCTTTGTCAAAATCAAAAGACCATTTAAATGTGAATTGTTGATTATATGCGCCTTCAACTAAAGCCTTTAAATTTTTTAAAAACTTAGTTTGTGTAGAGTCGTAATCAAAATACATCGACATCCACTCGCACGTATATGAAGCTCCTGCATCTTGATAGCCGTCATACTTAGCCAGTGCTCCAGCATCACCAATATAAAGAGTACCCTCATGATACGCAAAATTATCCCACCCCGTACTAGGGAAAACTGTCCATCTATATCGAGTAGGATCTAGCAGTTCTGTTGTAGTCTGCTCTCTAAATTGGTGCATATCCATAACCCAAATATTACTATCTGCTTTAAGCAAATATAGGGCTTCATCGGGATACCAAGCACTTTTAATAGGCGTGTCAGAAGTAGAAACATCATTTAGTAAATCGCTTCTGACCGTCGCACTAAGGTCATGTAGTTCTGTATTATCATCCGAGCGTATTGTTTGTTTAAGAGAACGAACTCCTACTCTAGTTAAGAATACAAGGTCGTCGCCTATTTGCTGGACACTATCTCGCTCTAGTAAACCGACACCTTGAATAACTCGATTGATTGTCATGTTAGTGGGATCTTCAGGTTTCCCGTATATAACTATGCTGTTCTTAAAAAACACCACAAGAAACCCACTAATAGAACTAATGCCCATCATCTCATCGTAACCCGCAGCTACGGCACTAGCTGTGCCTAGAGCATTGATTTCGCCTGCGCCTGTACTCCAGTGCGTCTCATCGAGCAGTGCGGAGTAGGCCACTACTGCTTGGTCTGTTGAACCTGCCGGAACCTTCTGCGCCCATAGTCTACCAAAAGCCGAATGAACACAGTTTCCCGTAGGAACCGTACCCGACGCCGCTGAAATAGCTGCGAAACTAGCTCCACCATGCGTCTTAACTATCATGGTGTTGCCGCCCTGTGCGGCGATAGTCTTATCGTTAAAGTTTTGAAACTGCCAATTATTACCAGTCGGACTAAGCGATCCTGTTACGTCTGTGTTAGAAGAAAAAGGACTAGCTGATTCATATATTTTATTTGTACTACTTACTTGGGCACCAAAAATTAATTTATTGCCTCCTGAAGTATCAAGCATGTGCATTGATTCTATAACAGGTGTTCCCGTTAGGGCTGACGAAGTAAGTACAGATTTTCCTTTACGTGCTTGAATACGCCCGGTCTTATCAAACACTAAATTCCTAGCTGTCCGCGCAGCCGAGGGGTCCAGTACAGACGTACTATTTTCCGTCTGTAACCCTCTTAAACCGGGGGCACGAACCGTAATCGTTTGAAGTGCAGTAGCCATTACCAGCCGCAACTCTCAACGTGCCAATCCGTAACTTCATTATTACCGCCCCGATTCTGCTGTGTCTGCTCGTAGGCTATAGCTTCAGCAATAGATTTTTCATACCTTTGAAAGATTATATTAGACTGCGCTCCTGCATCCTCGCCGCGTTCCTCAATAGCAAGGGCTAGAGTATGGAGCATTACAGGTTCCCAAGGAACCAAGATAGTTTGGCTGCCGGATGTTTTATCCTCTTCTGGATTGTAGACATCTACATCAAGAGTGTAAGTGCCGGCGGGAATCTGATGCAATATAATCTGAATATCTTTATTGCTATCAAATCCAGCTGGTGCCCAAAACCCCGGATTAGCTTGGGTCGTACCTGATGCGTATTTCTGCCACGAATCGATGTTATTCCATGAGGTTTTCATGAGATACGTTTCATTCGTTTGATCATAGACCCGGAGGATACGAGTGCGATCATGCGTATATTGACTGGTGCCTGCATTTTTTACGCTATAGGTAGAAGTACCTGCTGCCGTAGTAATCGATATAGTATCTCGCAAAGCGTCCCAATTATGCGAATCTTCTACTACTCTTTTGGAGTCATTGAGGAACCCAAGGATTAGCTTGGAGTAGTCACTCTCCGTAGCGGTACTGAACTCAGCTTCGCGTAGGCGATTCATCACCTTGTTCATAAGCTGTAAAACTGTAAAATTAGTTGCTGCCACTTTCTACTCCTAAAGATTGGGAGGGCCGAAGCCCTCCCGTTCTATTAGATGTTATTGTTACGCCGGTACAGCGACTTTAACACCTGCATCATTGCGAAGCTCACCCGTACCATAAATGGTATCTGCGGTGAACAAGTCAGCAAGATACTCCTGCTTATACTGCGTCTGAGAACGGATTGACATCTGCTCAACAAGTACTAGAGCGCTCTTATGAGCCATAAGGCAAAGTCGAGCATCCTGACTACCTTCCGTATCGGTCGGGCAGTTGGTCGAAACATAAACGGGAATTCCGTAAATGTCGCCAATCAGGCCGTTGCGAATCGTATTAGAGCCAGCAACCTCGCCGACAAAAGCCTGCTCAGTGTAGCGTGCGATACCCGTCAGATTCTTTTTCTCGACCGGCGGAACCACAAAAAAGCGGTCTGCCATCGGGATATCATTATCATCAAGGTCTTGAATGACGGTACGAATACCAGCATCCGTAAGAGCAGCAGCATTGTCAGTGCCGGCATTAAACGCCGTACTTCCATCGCTACCAATTACCGTACCAGCCGTACCGAAGTCAACGGTTGTACCGCTAAAAACAGTATTAGCCGTGCCGCCAGCCAGCGAATAAGACTGCAACCAAAGGTCTTGGTCAATCTGCTTAGCAAGCGAATAGCCGGCATCATCGGTGTAGAACTGACGATAGCTAGGAATAGCCTGCTTAGCAAGGATGTCCTCGATAAGACGGCTGTATTCGTAGTGTTTGTCAATGCTGACATCAACTTTGCCTTCGGTAGCCGTAATCAGAGTGACCTGAGTAGAGGCTGCCTTTGCTGAAGCTGCTCCACGAGTCGGCGTAGGAATGTGAATAGTATCACCTGCCTTGCCGCTGTGGTTCATACGGGTTACAAGATTAGCAAGTACAAGATTACTCTTGTACGCTGCAATGACTTCATCCGACCAAATCTCAGGAATAAAATTCGCATGAGTAGTCGTAGTCATATGGTTTGAGCCAAGTGCCATGATTAGTTCCTCCTAGATAATAGCGTTAGGCTTTGACCCTGCCTTCTTGATAAGCCGCGATAATTTCATCGTGGTTCGCGAAGTACTTTTCAGGGTCAGTTTGTCGCAGTCTGATTAAGGCTTGCCGCGAGTAGACAGGCTTGCCTCCGACTGCCTCTGTGTTGGTTCCTTTGCTGATAGTAGTAGCCGCCGCCAAGTCTGCCTGATTGACTGCTGTTGCCGCATTAGTCGGAGACGCTGATTGTGCTTGCTCCACAGACCCGTTTGCCTGTTTCCACATTGAGAAAATCTCGTTAGCATAATTAAAATCTCCTTGTGCTGCTTGTTCCCAAATGCTCGAACGTACTGGACTAGCCAGTACCCACTGTTGAAACTCCTCTGACTCAACTATCTGAGTTATATCTGGGTGTTCTTTCTGCAACCTCTCTACAGTCATACTAGCGTTAAGCGTTTCCTGCGCTTGAGTAAGCGGACGAATCGCACGTTCTACTACTTTCTGAACAGCTTTTGCCGGGTTCTCAAGAAAATCATCGTCAGTGACTTCCTCAAGTTCCGACGGAGCATTGTTTTGATTTGTTTGCGGAGCAATACCTTGCTTCAGAATTTCGTCTGTTATTCGACGCAACTCCCCGAGTTCGTTAGCTTGCCTACCCGATTGAGATTCTAAGTTAGTGTACATACTAACTACCTCATCAATAGACTTGCCTCTAAATTTTTCCGGCAGGTTGTCTGAATCGGTGAGAGTTTTCGGTTGCTCTTGTACCTCGCTGCCCGAAGGTACTTGATTCATCGATTTCTCATCCTCTAAAGCTACTGCTTCCAACTCCTCTGCTAATGCTGACATAACGCTTTCTCCGTATTGTCCCTATAAGGGGTACTAATCAGTGGGAATTCCAAGTGTTTGAAGTTCCCGTTTGTTGGCTTTCCTGTGCGTCCGCGCCCATTTGTCTGCGGCAGTAGGAAAACCAGTATCGTGACCGGGCAATTTAAAATTTCCATCAGAAATTTTTTTAGTTGCCTTGTGGTCGCACTTAGGACATTGTGCTTCATGTCTCCGCTCTACTGAGTTTAGAAGTTGAAACACATCGTCACATTCTTTACAATAATACTCGTACAAAAACATTTAAAGCTCCAGTTCGCTTTGCCCGTCATCAGGATGTCGGAGAGACTCTAGCTCGTCTTGTACTTCCTCTTTCATATTCATCATCTGTCTAAGGGTAATTAATCTACCTCTTGCCATGTTTAATTCATCGTTGTTAGAAATTATTTCTAAGCTATTCTGTTGTTCATAAGCCAACTGGAGGGTTCGTTGGAACTCCCCCCATCCCGCCGAATTCATCATTCTCAATAGGTCTTCGCATCGACGGATCGATTGCTGGTGGTTCTGCTGCTCTTTGTCCATTATACTCTCCTGTAGTTAGCTCATTATTCATTTGCTGCTGCGTAATTTCTTCTAAGCCTTCCATAATAGGCGTATCAGCAACTTGATGATCGAGTAGCACTTGCTCTGCAATTTTAATTACATCGCGCATTGATACGGACTCTTCCGGTCCTCGTAGTGCGCTAAGTTTAGCAATGATGTCAGCAACTGCCCTAGCTCGTTCTACTTCAGCTTTTTCTTGTTTAAGAGCGGCCTCGGACATATTCCAAATAGCTTCGCCTCTGTCTTTCATTATTTCTGATTCGGCTTCCCTATCCTTATTAAGCTGATTTTCAACATCTAC